TCCATGCCGACATAGAAGTTCTTGGTCTTGACCCTGATGACAAGTAAGCACCTTGACCTCTACGATATACTTTCTTTAGCATACCCAATGTAATATTTTTTCTATTTTTAGCTTTTGCTCTTAAAACAGAAATAACTCTTGCAGATAGTGGTCGTCTCCTTACAGCCATTACTTTCTCCTCATTCTAAATAAAGAAGCTGGTATTCTAGCACCTGATTTATACAAAGATGACATTGTTTTTATAAGATTTGCTCTAGCTGATCTCTTACTACCTTTTAATCCTGAGAGGTATTTTTTTGGAAGATCAGTTGCTTTATCTTTTGGTACTTTTCTTCTTTTTCTTTTTTTTGACATTTCTTCTTCTCTTTCGCATTGGTCTTTTGTTTATC